AAGTTATCCTATGCAGAGTTAAACGACATGATGAAAGGGTTACGCTCATGACTTGCGATAACTGCAACGCTTACGGAGTTATTACCGTGACGATTAAAAGAAATAAACAAGACCGTGAAATCTGCTTCCAATGTATAAAGGAGTTAGTGCCATGAGTGAACGGCTATGTGAGATGTGCAGTATGGTGCCACCACGCACCCATGAATCCCGGTACTGCCAAGCGTGCAGAGATTGGCTCAAGTCATGAGCCGGTGTGGAGTATGCGGGCACCGTTATGGTGACTACATAATCCCGCACGGTCAGACCGATTGTATTGATGACCGCAAGGCACCAAGCATTAACGACATCATAAGAATAATTGACGAAGCAGAAATGGAGGATGAGGAGTTATGAATCCAAAGAAAATTACCTTGGCAGACATAGCCGAAAGTGTTAGCGAGTTAGACGAAGAAGAAATGGAGGATGATAATGACCGAGTTTAAACAAGCAAAAGGTGTGGTCATTAGAACTGATTGCACCCATGAGGAGAAACTGTTTAAACAACTCTCCGATTATCAGCAAGCAATTGATGGATTCATAGATGCTGTTAGGTTCTATGATTACAACGGCAACGAGGTGGCGTGTGCTTATGTGGATGATGAAGGCTTGCTCAAGGGCTTGCCTCTTAACCCACTCGCCAGTGCAATCTCGTTCCTCTTTGGCAACACGCCTCACCTAGTAGGCAACATGATAATCGTGGGTAAGTGTGACTCTGAAGGGTATGACACTGACATCCCGGAGTTTCTACTCACGCTCATCAAACAAATCTCTAGCACCCCGGAGGCATGATGTTTAAACGAATCATCTCAATCTTCCTCATCGTCACTGCATCTGTGGCGATAGATGATAGGTTCTTTGATAAGTCACATGTGCCGGTTGCGCCTCTGTCTAAAGAGCAGGGCGTTTCCGGTACCGTGGTGGCGTTCTATGAGAACGAGTACCAACGCTACGCAGTAGACATGCTCACACAAATGGGCAAGTTAGAGCAGTGGACATGCCTCTATACCCTATGGACACGCGAGAGTAACTGGAATCCTCGTAGCCTAAATCGTGAGTCCGGCGCATACGGCATCGCTCAATTCATGCCAGCAACATGGAAGTTAGTAGGGTTTAAACGAACCAGTGATGGGTTCATACAAGTGGAAGCCGGGCTTGCATACATACAAAGAAAGTACGGCGGTAACATCTGCAAGGCGCTCGGAAGTAACCTAGCGAGAGGGTGGTATTGAAATGAATAAAGAAATAATTGACGGCGTAACGAGGCACTTAATAGTGAGCGGACTTACTTTTAATGCCGAGAACGCTAAAGACCCGGTAGTTATCCGACCCATGAAAGTGGAGATACTAGTCGCCACTGTATTGGAATACTTGATAGGAGCCGGTTATGCGGAAGCGACCAAAGTTTCATAGGGTTCTAAGCGAGCGCGTATCCCACACTGGATACACGGAATTCGTATTGCAGTATAACCCTAAATTATTTGAAGGTGCCAAGTGTAGAAATCTTGACACTGAATTATTCTTCCCGCCCAAGGATAGATTTACTTTGGATGAGGAAAGATACATAAGCGAGCGCCTCTGTGGTGGATGCCCGGTGCGTGAGGCTTGCCTTGAGTGGGCTTTAGCGCATGAACGCCACGGTATTTGGGGAGGACTCACTGCCTATCGCCGGAACATCCTACGCCGGTCATTAGGTTGGGCGTTTAAAGACATCACCTTGCAGAGTACGCAACGGTAAGGTATAGTTAGAGCCGAAGCACCCGCCCCTTTCGTCAGGTTGTTATCTCCTTGTGTTAACAAGCGCGGGTGCTTCACTCTTTTACGAAGCGGATTTATCTCCAGTAATAATACGAATAGCCCAATCAAGTCCAGTGTTTAAACCCTTACTCCACTCATCTTTCTCAGAGATTTTAGAGTACTCAATCTTTGCAACAAACTTTTCTATGTGTGCCTTATGGAGCAATAAGAAGCGCTCATCAAAGTCATCACTCATAGTTTAAACACATTGTGCATCAGCATGAAAATCTCATCTGCTAAATCATCCAAAGTACCATCGTTGTACACCGCTCGTTTAAACATGTGGTTATCTAAAGCGTGTTCGCTGATGTGATTATTGACGGCACTGTGATTGTGTCTGTTGATGCGCCACACTTCACCGCCCTGTTGCTCAATCATCCGGGCTTCGTTAGGGAACCTAACATCAGGGATAATGATGCGCTCGTCAGTGTTTACCTTGTTAAACAAAAGCCACACCCAAACATCTTCGTTGATTAACTTACGCCCTACCTCAGTGCCCATGACTTGCAGTAACCGGCGCACTTCATCCTTAGCCTTTGCAACTTCCCACCCGTGCGTGCCAACCAGTTCGTTTAAACGAGTGCCGTCAAACAAGATGGGATTGAGTGCAAGCAAAGCCTCACGAATACCATCGGCAAATGCCAAGCGTTTAAACCCATAGTTAAGTACGAGCAACTCTGCAACTGTGTCCTTACCACTGCGGGCATACCCGCTCAATCCGATAATCACTTTCTATCCTCCTTGTATGGTGATTCCTTCTGTTCTTTACCGCAAGTCAAGCATGAGTAGTAGTCAACATAATCATCAAAGTCAGAGTTAAGTAAATCAAATCCTTCTTTAACTACACCACACCAAAAGTGCAAACCGAATACGCAACGCATGCGCCTTCTATACCAAGCCAATCGCCACACTATTCTTGCTCCTCCTGTTGTTTAATCTCCGCTCTTGCTTCTGCGTTACTACGGATACGCCTACGCCCACGCCACACTGGAGCCTCGCCACCTAGTCTGTCTTGCAACTTATTGAGCGCTCTCTTGACACGCTTACGAGTGGCTTCCTCGGTAGTACCAAGACTCTCTGCAAGTGCAGCGAATTCCATACCACCACTTGCATACCGAAGGCGCAGCAGTTCTCTATCGTTAGTGTTTAAACGACCCAAACCTGCAGCGACATCTGACAACAACGCCAAACGATTGCCACCTTCCGATGGCTTAGATGTATGTGCGATGAATTCACTAGTAATGTCCGGCGTGTCTATCCACCCGGCATGTGTCCAAACATCACGAAGTAACTCATGTAATACCTCGTGCGTGTAGTAGAAACTGTCACTGATTGGGGCGCGTGAGTGTCGCGCTCTTTCCTTAGCCACATACTTCTGTGCTTCATTGTAGAAAGTCTTACGCAGTTTAAACTTTAGACTCTCCTCGGCTTGCCACTGTTCTATCTTATGCCAGTGCTCCAGTGCCCACAAGGATAGGTGTTGGTACAAATCATCAGTGGCTATAAGATTACGATGTGTGCGGTTAGCCCGGGTTGCAACTTGTTTAGCCACACCGTAAATGGCTTCCCAAACTTTATCTTGCTCATCCATCTTTAGGTTCTGCTTTCTCGTTCTTTAACTTACGCATAGCCATAAGTAAATCATCAACGGTTATCAAGTAACCCTTACTTCTATTCGGTGGTATCTCGCAAGTAATTTCCCTGCCAAACTCTTTAACTGCATACAACACATGCGAGGTGGGTACCATAAGTACGCCTTGCTCCAGTACAAATGCCCAATAATCAGCGCCAGTTATCATGATGCCCGATGGCTCCCATGACTTTGACTTCATGAACCAACACTCAACCTCTACATAAATGTTGTTAGTTACCCACCACTTTCTATCTCGCTTGACTTCAACCTTCTTGCCTTGGGTCAATAACTCCTCTACTAACTGCTCACCCTTACGACCATAACCAAAGTCCAAATCAAATGAGGAGTTCTTAACCACTAGACACCTACTCGTTTACGCAATCCCTCTGCTCCTTCTGCCAAGAAAACATCGTTAACATCTTGATTGTCAGGCATGAACACGGGGAATACATTGTCAAGTTCTCTGCTAATTATCTTTGCCATCTCACGCCCGGCATTATCGCCATCGCAAAACAACATAATCTTGTTCCATCCATCAAGCACGCGGGAGTAGTAAGGCTTCCAGTTATTGGCACCGGGTAGACCAACTGCAGTAAAGCCAACTTGTGTGGCTATGATTGTATCTAGTTCACCCTCACAAACCACAAGCATCCCGGTATCTTGATTCAACGCACTGATGTTATAGATGTGTGTTGAGGCACCCGGGCGTGACAAATACTTCGGTCCACTGTCAGCGTTTAAACTTCTGAATCGTATGTCAATTACACCGGAGGGTGTTAGGTATGGGATTGCTAACTTACCCTGATACAACTCATGTCCGGTTTCAGGATTCGCCACGAAGCCGAGGCGGAACATACGCGCTGTTGCCTCCGCGATACCGCGACTCGTCAGATACGGTAGTGCTTCGCCTAGGCTTCTTTCGTAGTTCTCTGTTGCTTTCGCCAGTAATTCTCTCTGCGATTTTGAGAGCCTCGCCATAAGTTACTCCTTCTCGTTTCATGATAATTGAATAAACATCTCCTGCCATGTCACACGCAAAACATCTAAACCCACCAAGGTCAATGTTTAAACGAGCAGATTTTACATGGTCGTTATGAAATACACATCGCACCGATACCCAACCACCACGGTTCTGTTGAATAACAAATCCATAATGTTCCAGTACCTTAGCGATGTCATGCTTAGAGGTTGGGGAGGACATCACTGAGCCTCTGAACGACATACGCTTCTCCTATTCCCTTGTTGCTTGCCTTGATAATTACCAATGGCGTTGGGGCAACCGTCAGTCTTTTTTGTACGCGGTAGTTCTCTGCTTCTAGTTCTGCTTCACGAATCCATCCTGATAAATCTATGCGCCCATCTCTGCGTGGTGCCTTGGCTTCTATTACATAGACTCCATTAACACCCGGAACAAAGGCATCGCCCACATCATTACGACCCGAGCGTGGCAAACGCTGTGCGTTTAAACCTTGCTGCAAAAACCAGTCAACTAAATCTATTTCAAAGGCTGCACCTCTACGCTTGTTGCTCTTTTGCTGACTCACGCTTGTCCCTTTCTGCTGCTTCAACAGCGCTCCAGTACAACTTGTAGTAACCCTCATCAAATGAAAAGCGTTTCATGTGCTTGGCAATCACGCCGGTGTGTGCATGTATCGGTACGCCGGAAGCCTTGACCTTACGGAAGAAGGCTATATCCTCACCGATAAAGTTATCGCCACGCTCAGAGTTCTCACCAAACCAAAAGTCACCGGGAAACTTCTCATTGAGAGCCTTGATTACGCTCTTGTGCATGAGTACTAAGCCCATGCCAGCGTTATCTACCTTGACCACTTGGTTATGAGGCAGTGGATGTAGGTATTGAATCTTGTACTTGTCATCTGTTTCATTAAAGATGCAGGGCATTGGTGACATGAGTGAGCCTTCCATCTGTTTAGACACAAAGTAAACTCCACTTACTATGGGGCGAGCAATCTTGTCTGCTGTATTCCATAGAGTCTTGAGCATGTCTTGTGTCACCACGATGTCTGAGTCAACCCATAGTGCCCAGTCAGTTGCAACCTTTTCCCACATCTCAATCGCTGCTTGGCGCTGGCGTGCAATCTGATTGCCTTGCACACGGATAGCGTTATTAACTGGAACGCCTATGGTTGGAGCATGTATCAGTGTATAGACCAAGCCTTCAGTAAACTTTCCATCTGTAGTTCCGTTGTCACACCAAATGATGGACAAGGTTTCTTTAGGACTGTGCGCCATGTTTAAACACCTTATCAGAGTGGTCCAATACTTTCATAGCATCTTCAGCCAAGTCTTTAAAAGACTCAGCCATGATTAAGAGTCGTTCTGCGATTTCTTTTGCACAGTCGGGTCCGTGGTCTTGTTTGAGATGAGAAGCAAGTTGAGCCACATAGTCAGCAAACTGGATTGATTCAAGCCAGATGGCGGAAGGGTTAAAGATTTTTTGTGTTGCTTCATCAACATGTTCCACAAAGTTTGGTAGTTCACTAAGTAGCGCTTCCTTCATCGGACTCGGTAAGTCCATTTCCATTATCGCTTTCTCTATCATCTGTGGAGTGATTGAGAGTTCCTCCGTTGTAAAGCGTTTCAAATTCTTCGGCAGTGAGGTCTTTGAATTCCTTGCTTTCCGTTTCCTGCCAAACATAAGTTCTCCATCCGATAGTCCAAGTAAAATTCTTAGGTAAAAATTTCAACTGCTTTTCCATGTCCTCAAGGAGAGGCTCGGTTGGTACTGCCACATCACTACTGTTAGATGAGCCAATCACCTCGCCCATGTTTTCTACGAGTCTTAGTTCCCATGTCATGGTGCCACCAAGTCCTTTATCTGCATACTGGCAGGGTCATAAGCAAGCCAAACTGGTGAAGCACCGTTGGCATCTGCGGGTCCGTATCTATTCTTGACAGCGCACATACCCATTGAAGCCAGTTGACCGTGCACTGTAAGTATTAGAGAAGGAGTCTGTGCAATCTTGCCATGCAACGCAGAGCGTGGCGGGCAAGGATTACCATTAACACCTTCACTTGTGTGGTGACAAACAACAACTGCAGCGCCGGTATCTCTAGCCCACCACTTGAGTTCACGCATAAGAGTGCGTAATCCGCCCCACTCATCCTGTCCATCAAGGGTGACATCAACCGCGTTGTCAAGCACAATGAGTTCAACATCTTTACCAAGGCGCTCTCGTGCTGCAAGAATTGAATCCTCTAAGTCTTTAAGCGTTGGTGCTGAATCAAACTCCCACATAATGTGGTCGGCAGGCTTGAGCATTTGTGCAGCCCACTCCCTATCCAACTCCATCATTGGCTCAACTTCTGCCTGTGTCCTGCCAGTTAGCATCGCAAGTAAACGCAGACTCATAGTGTGAGAGTGCGTATCTGCGGAGATGTATAGCGTTGGTACTTGCACATGCACTGCAAGTGATAAGGCAATAGTTGATTTACCGGCACCGGGTGGTCCGGCAATCATGCTTACTTCGCCTCGTCTAAACGCTATCTGCTGCTCCAGCAAGGAGCGCCACACTGTTGGCAGTGTCGCACCCCCGGCTGATGCAGTCCTGATTGCGCGAGAGAGTAAGCGCATCTGCTATGCAGGAACCTTATTAGGGCATGACTGACCCTGCGGTAGTGGGCAAGCGTAGAACGCCTTGTATGGGCGACCAGTTGATTTGGCAATACCTGCTGGCACGAAGCGCATTGGCGCTCCACCGCATGCTCCACCTGTACAAGTAGGCGCAGTTGTTGATGGCGCTGCCTGTACTGGGCGTGGTACCGCAGTGGTACCGTGTACTGGTACTGATTGTGGAAAAGCATCCTTGACAACTGCCATACCTTCAACAGTTTTCTCAAGGTCAACAAGCGCAGCGATACGCTGTGTTAATTGGTCTAACAACAAATCAAGTTCAGCACCATCTTGAGCACGCAAGTTAATCAACATGCCATCTTTCTTGGTTTTGAAATTGATTTGGATTGGTGAGTTCTCACTCATCTGATTCTCCTAGTTCCGGGTATTTGTGTGATTCTGAACCTTTTACTGCATAGCAAGCGTGATTGACTGAACATGTACCGCACATGAAGCCGGGCTGTGGGATGAAGATGTCGTTGTCAACCGCAATCTTGAAGCCTTTTAGATGTGAGGCTAAACGCTTCTCGGTGTAGTGCTCTAGGTCTACGGGGGTAGACAGTTCCCCTGAGCGAGCCATGAAGTATGCACCCTTAGTTGGGCGAACACCAATGGTTCTCTCGCACATGACGGCGTAGGTTCCTAGTTGGGTATGGCTGGCTGGCTCCTTAGTGGATGTCTTGATGTCAATGACAGTAAGTTCTCCATCGGGAGATACCATCAAGCGGTCAAGAAATCCTTTCATGAGTACTCCACCAATCTCAACATTAAGTTCTGTTTCAATGGCAAAGTCACCGCCCGAAAGCAAATAAGGTAGATACGCGTTCTCTTGATTACGCCACTCAATCCAGTTGTGGAACATCTTGGGTCCGTTATCTATCCACCAAGAAGCATCCTCTTTGTTTGGATACTGCTTAGTAGCCCTGCCTCCGGCACGGAAGGGCATGCCGTTATCAACC